TTGGAACATCAGATACTACATTGTTAGCAGGTGGTAATTACGATGCAGTAATTGGTATTAGATGTTGTAATATTTTAACGTCAACTATTGCTGTTGACGTTAAAATTGAAAAAGGCGGAGCTGATTACTTTTTAGCAAAAGGAGTTAGTATTCCACCAAACTCTGCTATTGAATTAATTCAAGGTGGAGCAAAAATTGTTTTAGCTAGTGGTGATACGTTAGAAGCCGTCTCTGATACAGCTAGTAGTTTAGACGTGGTTCTTTCGTACATCGACACAATTAGTTCGTAGGAGGAATTATGACGGCAATAATAAATGGAATCCAATATATTGGAGGTCAAACAGCTCCAGATGAATTTATAAAAAATCAAGCAGCAACTATTGATGGTGATCAAACTATTGAAAACGCTGTTCTCGCAGGTCCAGTGACTTTTCCAGGGACCGTAACAGTAACAGGAGTGTTAGTAATTGTCTAAAATAGAAGTAAATACAGTTGCACCACAATGTGGAACTACCTTAACACTAGGTGAATCTGGTGATACGGTAACTTTAGGTTCTGGTGCTAGTCAATCTGGCTTTGGAAGAACAGGAACAGTAAATTGGGATACAACTAAAAAAACAGCTGGGTTTACAGGTGTTAGTGGTAACGGATATTTTATAGACACAACTTCTGGAGCGATAACAGTTAACTTACCAGCTTCACCAAGTGCAGGAGATATTATGGCACTAGCTGATTACGCTGGAACTGCAGGAACTAATGCAATTACAGTTGGTAGAAATGGATCAAATATTGAAGGTCTTGCAGACAATGCAATAATTAATATAAACAGAGAATCAAAAACTTTAGTTTTTGTAGATGCAACTCAAGGGTGGTTACCTGTAAACGATAACGCCGATCCTATTTCAGATTCAAAATTTGTAACAGCAACAGGTGGAACAGTAACTTGTTCTGGTGATTTTAAAATTCATACTTTCACAGGACCAGGAACATTTTGTGTTTCTTGTGCAGGTAATTCACAAGGATCAAGTACAGTAGATTATTTAGTAGTCGCTGGAGGAGGTGGTGGTTATAATTATGCTGGTGGTGGTGGAGCTGGAGGATATAGAGAATCCTCTGGTGCAGCAAGTGGTTGTTATGCTATATCTCCATTAGGTGCAGGTGTAAGTGCATTGCCAGTATCAGTAACAGGATATCCAATCACAGTTGGGGGAGGAGGAACAGGTGCTCCAGGACCTTTTTCACCTTTACCAGTTAGTTGTGCTGTAGGTAATCCTGGATCAAATTCAATTTTTTCAACAATAACATCAACTGGTGGTGGCGGTGGTGGTGGTTATTCAGCAACAGCTCCCAATCCAAATACTGCACCAAATGTTGTAGGTCAAAATGGTGGATCAGGTGGAGGAGGTGGAAATCCTACAGCATCATCAGCTACACCTGGAAATACACCTGCTGCTGGTGGATCAGGTAATACACCATCTGTTAGTCCACCCCAAGGTAATAATGGTGGTACAGGTGATTCAGACAATTCTGCTTGGAGATCTGGGGGCGGTGGTGGAGGTGCTGGTGCTACAGGTAGTAATTTAACACCAAGTCCTTCTGGTAAAGCTGGAAATGGAGGAAATGGTGTAGCAAGTTCAATTAATGGAACGCCTACTTCAAGAGGTGGTGGTGGAGGTGGTGGAACAAACTTAACTCCAGCACCTTCTTCATCAACAGGTGGATCTGGCGGTGGAGGAGGTTATTCAGCTTGTGGACCTCAAGCTGGAACTAATGGAACAGCAAATACTGGAGGAGGTGGTTCAGGATCAGCAAATTTAGCCTCTGGTAGTGGTGGTTCAGGTATAGTAATAATAAGGTATAAATTTCAATAATTATGACAAGTACAATTAAAGTAAATAACGTTCAAAACCAATGTGGTCAAAACATCATTAACGAGAATAGTAATACAATTACTATTGGCGCTAGTGGTGATACAATTGCATTAGCATCAGGTGCATCTCAAACAGGATTCGGTAGAACGGGAACTGTAGATTGGCAGACAGGAAGTATTAAAACAGCCACATTCACAGCTGCCAATGGCGAGGGGTATTTTTGTAATACAACATCTGGTGGTTTTACAGTAAACTTACCTGCAGGTTCTGCTGGAGCAATTGTATCCTTACAAGATTATAATAATACATTTGATTCAAATTCTTTATTAGTTACACCAAATGGTTCAGAAAAAATAAATGGTGGTGCAGGTTCAGTAACATTAAGTACCGAGGGTGAAGGAATAACTTTAGTTTATGTTGACAGCACAGTTGGTTGGAGATCAATTCAAGACAATGTTTTTGCTGATATAGGAAGTAATTTTATAAATGCTACAGGTGGTACAGAAACAGAATGTGGTAATTTTAAAATTCATACTTTTACAGGACCAGGTACTTTTACAGTTTCCGCTGCTGCCGCTTGTGCAGCTAATAATACAGTGGGGTATCTTGTATTAGCTGGAGGTGGAGGTGCAACTTTAGGTGGAGCTGGAGCAGGTGGTTATAGAGAGGGAAGAAATGCTCCAGTAGATAATTTTACAGCTAGTCCTTTAGTTGCAAATGCACCAACAAACGCAATCACAGTTTCCGCTCAAGCATATCCAATTACAGTTGGTAGTGGTGGAGCAAAAAATACTCAAGGATCTACTTCTACATTTTCAACAATTAGTTCAGCAGGTGGGGGTAGAGGAGGTGATTATAACGCAACTGGCGGAACTGGTGGTTCAGGTGGTGGAGCAGGTAGAGATACAGCAAGTGCAGGAACAGGAAATTCACCCCCTACTAGTCCAGCACAAGGACAAAATGGAGGTGCTTCTGTATCAAGTGGTCCTAGTTGTTGGACAGGAGCAGGAGGCGGAGGTGGAGCTGGTGCAGTTGGATCTAATGGCACTGGAACTGGATCTCAACCTAACGAACAAGGAGGTGCTGGAGGTAACGGAGTTGCTTCGTCAATTACAGGATCACCTGTAACAAGAGCTGGTGGTGGCGGAGGAACAACACAAGGACCTAACACTGTTCCAGGAGGAGCAGGAGGTTCAGGTGGTGGCGGTGCAGCAGGTAGAGGAACAGTACCATATTGTGCTGCTTATGCAGCTGGAACCGCAGGAACAGCAAACACCGGAGGTGGTGGAGGTGGTGGAGGAACACCAGGATCATCTGCTGGTGCAGGTGGAAGTGGTATAGTAATAATAAGGTACAAGTTTCAATAGGTAAATTATGAGTGAAATAAAAGTAAATAAAATTAGTCCAAGAACAAATTGTGGTACAGTTCAGTTAGGAGATAGTGGAGACACTATTACAATTCCTGCTGGTGCAACAATCACGAACAATGGAACACAAACAGGATTTGGTAGAACAGGAACAGTAGACTGGCAGACAACTATTAAAACATCAGGTTTTACAGCAGTCAATGGCGAAGGATATTTTTGCAATACTACAGGTGGAGCTTTTACCGTTACACTGCCTGCCTCGCCTTCTGTTGGTGACATTGTTGCAATTAAAGATTATGCGGCAACTTTTGGAACTAACGCTCTTACATTAGGAAGAAATAGTTCAAATATAGGTGGAATAGCAGAAAATTTAGATTTAGCAACTGATCAACAATCTATTACTTTAATTTATGCTGATGCAACTAAAGGTTGGTTAGCAGTAAATGATTCAACAACAAATTCAATTCCTCAAAAATTTATAACCGCAACAGGAGGAACGGTAACTACTGTTTGTACAAATTTCAAAGTTCATACATTTACTGGACCTGGAACTTTTTGTGTTTCTTGTGGTGGTAATCCTGCCGGATCAAATACAGTGGATTATTTGGTAGTTGCAGGTGGTGGAGGCGGTGGAAAAAGCGGTTACCCAAATAGAGAAGGTGGAGGTGGTGGAGCTGGTGGTTATAGAGAATCTCCAGGAGCAGCATCAGGTTGTTATTCAGTTTCTCCATTAGGAGCAGCTCCGGCTGCAGCCTTACCTGTATCTGTACAAGGTTATCCAATTACAGTTGGTGCTGGTGGATCAGGGTCTACAGGTCCAGCAGCAGGTGTTAATGGTAACCCTTCAGTTTTTTCAACAATTACAAGTACAGCAGGTGGTGGTGGAACTACTAGAACTCCACCAGGTGGTTATGATAATGGTAAACCTGGAGGTTCTGGTGGCGGTGCAGGTTCTCAAAATACAGGTGGTTATGGAACAGGAAATAGTCCACCCGTGAGTCCGCCTCAAGGTAATCCTGGAGGAGAAGCACAAAGATCAAGTGGAAGTGAAAATGGCGCAGGAGGTGGTGGAGCGACTGCAGCAGGAGGAGGATCTCCCCCATCTAATAATGGAACAGGTGGTGCAGGAGCAACTTCAAGTATTAATGGCTCACCAACTGCAAGAGCTGGTGGTGGCGGTGGAGCAGGACAAACTGGGTACGCACCTGGAGGAACAGGCGGTGGTGGAGCAGGTGATGGATCAGGTGGTTCAGGTAATACTGGTGGAGGTGGTGGAGCAAACGGACCAGGAGGAAATGGTGGTCCAGGAGGTTCAGGTATAGTAATAATAAGGTATAAATTTCAGTAGTTGAAAGGTAATTAAAATTAATATATAAGGAGAAACATTATGGCACATTTTGCAAAACTAGGAGCTAACGGAAAAGTTATCCAAGTGTTAACTATGGATAATGATAAGATGTTAAATGCTGATGGTGTTGAAGATGAAGCAGTAGG